CGCAAACCCACCGAACCGATGCTGCTCGACCCCACCCGCTGCACCTGCCACCAGCCGGTGCTCATCGCCACGTTCCGCGCCGAGCAGCTCGTCGCCCTGGAACTCCGGCACCTCCGCTCGAACGGCTGCGCGTACCCGGCCCAGCCCGTCGACGTCGACTCCTGGCTGCTCCCGTGGTGACCACCAGCCCGACCCCGTAACGCCCGCACACCCCGCGCACCGAGAGGCCGCCCGTGACCCACCCGCACCAGCTGCACGCCACCCGCGCCGCCTGGTCACTCGCCGCCGCCCGCACCCACCTCAACCAAGCCGTCACCCGCGAGCAGGCCGACCGCCGCGCCGAAGCCCGCGTCATCGCCGCCGCCAGCGCCATCCAAGCGTGGCGACCCAACCCGGGCCCCACCAGCCGAGGCGGACACGGCGACCCCGCCAGCCGCGCCGCCGTCAACCACCTCGAACCCGAAGTCCGCGACGGCCGCCTCGCCCGCCTCGCCGCCTCCACCACCGCCACCCTCACCTGGCTCGCCGGCGCCCTCCGGCTCCCCGACGGCGAGCACCTCACCGCGCTGACCACCGCCCTGCCCACGCTCCGCCCGACCACCGCCGGCCACCTCTGGCGGTGGCTCGACGAAGCCGACCAGCGCATCCGCGACACCCTCCACCTCGACCCCGACGGCACCGGCGTGCCCGGCATACGGTGCCCGCGCTGCGCCCGCCGCCAACTCACCGCCCACACCACCGGACCGAGGCCGACGTGGACGGTCACCTGCACCCCGGCCTGCCTGTGCGCCGGCCCCGACTGCCCCTGCGGCACGACCATCCGCGCCCTGGACGTCCCCCACGTCTGGGGCCCCGACCACCCACTCACCACCCGCTTGACCAGCGCTGCATGAGGGAGACTCGAACCGTGACCGACGAACTGGTGACCTGGCTCCGCGCGCAGCTCGACGACGACGAGCGCATCGCCCGGGAGGCCGGCTACCGCGCGATCGCGTGGCCTGCGAATGGGACCTGGCACCTGGAAGGTGTCGAGCACTACGTGGTCGGCGAGGAGGAGGCTTTCTGCCACCCGCACAACGTCGAGCACATCGCCCGCCACGACCCGGCCCGGGTGCTGGCCGAGGTGGACGCCAAGCGGCGCATCCTCGACTTCCTGTCGGTCGCGCAGATCGACGTGAGCCGGCCGGGTCAGCCGCCGGAGTTCGTGCCGGGGGAGGCTCCGCCGATCGCCCATCCGGTGCTGCGCCTGCTGGCCCTGCCGTACGCCGGCCGGCCCGGCTACCGCGACGAATGGCGCCCATGACCGACGAATGGATCAAGCACGACGGCGACCACTGGGGCACCGCCCGCATGATCGCCAACCACCTCGGCCCCGACATCACCGAAGCCATGATCCGCAACTGGGCCGCCCGCGACGGCCTCCCAACAGCCAAAATGCGCGACCAACGGGGGCGCCGGCAGACCCGATACCCGCTCAGCCGAGCCATCGGTATCGAGGCCGAGAAGTTCCTCTCCGGCCGCGGCCGCAAGCGCCGACTTGACGAAAGGATCATGGCCACCGCATGATTTGATCAATCCAAACCACTAGGCGAACTCTGCCCACGGCCCCGGGCGGACCGGTTCGGCTGTGGCTCAGCTCAGATATCCTTGCCAATCGTGCCTCAGATTGGCGATGTTGATCCGATAAGTGCGATTTTGAGCTTCGTCTTTGGCGTGGTCGCTACGGCTTTGGCCGTCTGGACCTTCCGGCAGAGCGGTTACAAGCTCAAGGCGAGGCTGTACTTCGGTGCCCAGGTCGGAGGGAGCGTTATTCCTGGTGCCCTGGCGGAAGACCTTCTGAGGGCCAATGGACATCTGACAGACACGGAAGTCGGACAGAACGTGGTCGCGGTAGAGGTTCGGAACACCCGTCGTTCGCCCGTAACCGTCTCCAGCGTCCGGCTAGTCCACACCAGGAAGATCCGCCAGCGCCGCTCGCAAAAGTTGAGGCTACGGCCGGGCTTCGTGGCGCCGTGGATTCCCGGCCCGGCTCTCACCCAGACACAGCTTCCGATTCGCCTTGCGCCCTTTGATCAAGACACCGTGGCCTACCCGCTCCAGACGCTGGAGATCTGCGCCGCTGGTTGGTGTCGAGTCCTTCAGCGTCGGCGCGTTCGGGTCAGGGCGGTCCTGTACCTAGGTGACGGGAAGAAGATCAAGAGCAACGCTATCCGACTTCCATCTCGGGTGTGACGACGCTGGGGCCGCTCGCTTAGGCTTCCAGCCAATGCAAGGCGCCGACCGCGGTGTTAGGCGGACCCTCCCCACGGCCCGGTCGAGCACCCAGCTCCCGGGCCGTCCCGCTACCCCAACCCAGCAACAACCTCACTGCTCAGGCACAACCACCAACCGCTGCCCGCGAACCATCTCATCCACCCTCGTCACCCTGTAGGTGACGTCATCGAGGCGGATGCGCCAGTCCGTGAACCTGTCCGGCAACCGCATCTCGGCGATCACATCGCCGCCCTCCACCTGCACCGTCACATCGATCACAGGCCCACGCTACTGGCCGGCAACGGACAGAACATGTCTCACACGCTGAAGGTCTGCAGCGAACCCGGCTGCCCCGAACTCGTACCCCACGGCCGATGCGCCCAACACCGCCGCGCCACCGACAAAGCCCGCGGCACCCGGCAGCAACGCGGCTACGACCGCGACCACGAACTCACCCGCGAACGGCTACTGCGCCACTTCATCCCCGGCACCCCATGCCCAAAGTGCAGACGCCCCATGCTCCACGGCCAACACCTCGACGCCGGCCACAGCGTGGACCTACGCGACAACCCCAACGCCAAAGCCGACCGCCTCGAACACGCCTCATGCAACCGAGGCTGGCGCCGAGGGACCTCACCCTGAGTCACGGAGGGTGGGGGGTGACCCCCAACGCCGCAGGCCACAGGACCGCCGGGGAGGGCTCCGACCGGTCCGTCGAGTTCAAACGACCCCGACCGTCACGCAATGTGACGGCCAGCCGAGGTGCCGCGCAACGCGGGCCGAGGGAGTTGATCGAAGATGGGTAGTGGTGGAGCGCGGGCCCGATCTGGTCCCGCACCTGATCCGGAGGCGCTGCGCAGGGAGCGCGGCAGCGACCCGGGGTGGCACGTCCTGCCGATCACCGGGCGACCCGGTCCGGCGCCGGTGTGGCCGCTGACCGAGGCGTCTGAGCGGGAGCTGAAGCTGTGGGGCGTCCTGTGGGCGAAGCCGCAGGCGACGCGGTGGGAGGTTCTCGGCCAGGAGCTGGAGGTCGCGTTGTACGTGCGGCGGTTCGTCGAGGCGGAGCGGCCCGGCGCGTCGACGTCGGCCACGGTGGTGGTGCGTCAGCTGGGTGAGGCGCTGGGTCTGACGATCCCGGGGCTGCTGCGTAACCGGTGGCAGATCGGGGGCGGCCCGGGCACCGCGGCGGCGGCTGGTGCGCCGGCCACGCCGGCGGGGGGCGGGGCGCGGCCGGCCAGCTCGCCGAAGGGCAGGCTGACGGTCGTGCGCGGCGATGCCGCCGTCTGACCGGTACGTCGTTGACTTCCCGACTCTGTGGATCGTCCCGGCGTGGATCGAGCGGCACTGCCCGCAGCCGGACCGGTTCAACCGGGGCGGCGCCTACGAGCTCTACGACTGGCAGCTGTGGTGCACGGTCAACCACTACCGGGTCAAGAGGACCGCGCTGTGGGCGCCTGAGAATCCGGTGCTCGGCCCGGCGTTCTACCACCGGCGCAGCCAGATCATCGGGCCGCAGAAGATCGGGAAGGGGCCGTGGTCGGCGGCGCTGTGCCTCGCTGAGGGCGGCGGCCCGGTGCTCTTCGCCGGGTGGGCGGAGCCGGGCGACGTCTACCGGTGCGAGGACAACGGCTGCGGCTGCGGCTGGGTGTACGAGTACGACCCGGGCGAGCCGAAGGGGATGCGCTGGCCGACGCCGCTGATCCAGATCACGGCGACGTCCGAGGACCAGACGGACAACATCTACCGGCATGTCAAGGCGATGATCCGGCTCGGTCCGCTGAGCGATTTGATGCGCCTCGGCGAGGACATGGTGCGGATCGGCACCGAGGGTGAGATCGACACGGTCAGCTCGGGTGCGCTGTCGAAGGTCGGTAACCCGGTCACGTTCGTGATGCAGGACGAGACGGGCCTGTACAACGACAAGAACAAGCTGCGGAAGGTCGCCGAGACGCAGCGGCGCGGCGCCGCCGGCATGGGCGGCCGGTCGATGGAGACCACCAACCCGTACGACCCGTCGGAGGACTCGGTCGCGCAGCGGACTTACGAGTCGGCGGCGCGGGACGTGTTCCGGTTCTACGAGCCGCCGCCGGCGAACCTGTCGTACCGCAACAAGCGGGAGCGCCGGAAGATCCACGCGTTCAACTACGCGGGTTCGCCGCACGTCGACGTCGATTCGATCGACGCGGAGGCGGCCGAGCTGGCCGAGAAGGACCCGCCGCAGGCGGAGCGGTACTACGGCAACCGGATGGTCTACGGCGCCGGCACGTGGCTGGAGGGTGACCGGTGGGACGCCCGGGAGTGGCAGCGGGTGATGCCGCCGGGGACGCCGCCGCGGGAGGTGCCTCCGGGTACGGCGATCGTGCTGGCCCTGGACGGCTCCGATACCGACGACTGGACGGTGATCCGGGCCGAGACCGAGCAGGGCTACCAGTTCACGCCGACGTTCGGCGAGGACAAGCTGCCAACCGTCTGGGATCCGGCGAAGCACGGCGGCCAGGTGCCGCGGCTGGAGGTCCGGGCCGCGGTCGACGAACTGTTCGCCCGCTTCGACGTGGTGCGGTTCTACTTCGACCCGCCGGACTGGAAGACCGAGGGTGACGACTGGTCCGCGACGTACGGCGAGAAGCGTGTGATCCGGTGGTACACGCAGCGGCTGGTGCAGATGCACGAGGCAGCGGTTCGGCTGCACACCGACGTCGTCAAGAAGGACGCGACGTTCACGCATGACGGCTGCCCGACCACGCTGGTGCACGTCCGTAACGCGCGGAAGTTGCCGCGTCCGGCGCAGCGGTACGTGCTGGGTAAGCCGTCGCAGACGCAGAAGATCGACGCCTGCGTGACCTCGATCCTGGTGCACGAGGCCGCCGGGGACGTCACAGCGGCCGGGCTGTGGCCGCGCGAGGACAACTTCGTATACACCGCGTCGAGCACGAGGCGGTCCAGGAGGTGATGGCGTGGCGACCGAGGACGAGGCTCGTGCTGCGGTCGCCCGACTGTCGCGGGAGCTGCAGGACCGGCGGCCGCACATCGAGCGGCGCATCGACTACTTCAAGGGCCGTGAGGGGCGCCTGAGGTTCGCATCCGACGAGTTCCGCGACTACTTCAAGAAGCGGTTCGAGGGTTTCTCGGACAACTGGTGCATGCCGGTGGCGCAGTCACCGGCGGAGCGCATGAACCCGCTCGGGATCCGCCTGGAAGCGGAGTCGCGTCGCGCCGACCTGGACCTGCAGCGGGTGTGGCTGGCCAGCGACGCCGACCGCGACGCCTCCGAGGCGTTCCAGGTGTTCGTCGTCGCCGCCCGCGCGTTCGCGCTGGTGGCGCCGAACCCGCGGGACGCGACGACGCCGCGGATCACGTTCGAGCATCCGGCGCAGGCGATCGTCGAGTACGACCCGGCCACCCGGGAGAGCCGGTACGGGATGACGGTGTGGACCGACGACAAGTGGGACTACGCCACCCTCTACACCCGCCGTGAGGTGTGGAAGTACCAGCGGCAGACCGGCCTGGACCGCGACCCCGCCCGTCCCGACCGTCCCACCCCCCTGTCCGTGGATTGGGTGCCTCGGGAGGTGCAGGGCGAGACGTGGCCGGCGCCGAACCCGCTCGGCGCGGTGCCCCTGGTGGAGCTGCGTAACCAGTCGCTGCTCGACGACGAGCCGATGTCCGACATCGGCGGCGTGATGGCGATGCAGGACTCGATCAACCTGGTGTGGGCGTACCTGCTCAACGCGCTGGACTACGCGTCCCTGCCGCAGCGGGTGGTGCTCAAGTCCGACGTGCCGAAGGTGCCGATCCTCGACGAGACCGGCAACGTCGTCGGTTCCCGGCCGGTGGAACTCGACGAGCTGCTCCGCGAACGGATCATGTTCCTGCCGGGTAAGGACGCCACGATCGGCGAGTGGACGGCGGCGCAGCTCGACTCGTACAGCCGGGTCATCGAGCAGGCGGTGGAGCACATCGCCGCGCAGACGCGCACCCCGCCGCACTACCTGGTGGCGAAGCTGGTCAACACCTCCGCCGAGTCGTTGACGGTGGCTGAGGCGGGTCTGGTCAGCAAGACGCTGGAGCGGATCACCTACGTCAACCCGGCGCTGCGGCAGGTGTACCGCCTTGTCGCCTTGGCGCAGGGCGACGACGCCAAGGCCCGGGCGGCGGCGGCCGGCGAAATCATGTGGCGGGACGTGCAGTACCGGTCCGAAGCTCAGCGCGCTGACGCGCTGGCGAAGAAGAAGGCGATCGGCTACCCGCTGGAGTACCTGCTGGAGTTGGACGGCGTGCCGCCGTGGGACATCCCGCGGATCCTGGAGATGGCGCGGCGGGAGCGCACCGACCCGACGATGGAGCGGATCGCCCGCGACCTGAGCGGCAGCGGTGCTCCGGGCGGCCGTTGAGCACTACCGGCGTCAGCAGCGGCTCGTCGCTCTCGCGGTCGCGGCTGGCCGCCGGGCGTGGCGGCTCGTCGACCGGGACAACTTGGATGCGCTGGGGCCGTTCCTCGCGGCGCTACTGCCGGTGCTGACGGGCGCGCAGCGCACCTCCGCGCAGGCCGGCGCGGCGTACGTGGGTCGGGCGCTGGCCGAGCAGGGCATCGGCGTTGACCCGGTCGGGCAGGTCGAGCCGGATGCGTTCGCCGGGACGGCGGCTGACGGCCGACCCCTGGCGACCCTGCTGATCGAGCCGGTGATCCGGGTCAAGCAGGACATCGGCGCCGGCGTGAGCGTCGCCGCGGCGATGGACGCCGGACGGGCCCGGCTGGACCGGATCACGCGCACCGAGACCGCCGACGCCGGCCGTGTTGCCGCCGGCGTGGGGATCGCGGCGACGCCCCGGGTCGGCTACGTGCGGATGGTCAACCCGCCGTGCTGCGGGCGCTGCGCGATCCTCGCGGGCCGCTGGTACCGGTGGAACGCCGGATTCCAGCGCCACCCCAACTGCGACTGCGTCCACATCCCCTCCGTGGAGGACGCGGCCGGGGACCTGCGCACCGACCCGAAGGCGCTGTTCGCGGCCGGCGAGGTCACCGGACTGTCCGTCGCGGACGCCGAGGCCGTCGCGGACGGCGCTGACCTGGCCCGGGTGGTGAACGCGCACCGCGGCATGTACGCCGCCGGTGGCCGCAAGTTCACCCACGAGGCCGCCGGCCGGCGCAGGCCGCGGCTGATGCCGGAGCAGATCTACCGGGACGCCGGGTCCCGGGCCGACGCCGTGCGGCTGCTCAGGCTGCACGGCTACATCACCTAGGGGGGACCAATGGCTGACCTGAGTGCCGCGCAACGCCGGCAGGCCACCAAACAGGGCGACGCCCTCCCCGGAGGACGGTTCCCGATTCGCAACCGCGGCGACCTGGAGAACGCGATCCGCGCCGTCGGCCGCGCCGAAGGCGGCGAAGCCGGCCGGGCGAAGGTGCGCCGGTTCATCATGCGCCGCGCCCGCGACCTCCGCGCCACGAACCTCATCCCGGCCACCTGGGCTGAGGACGGAACCCTGAAAGGGAGCTGAACATGCAGCCTGATCAGTCGGGCGCAACGCCCGCTGACGTCGACACCTCGGCAATCGGGGACGACGACCTGGAAGCACAGGAACTCCTCGCCGACGCCGTCGATTCCGACGACCCGGACGGCGCGGACGCCCTCGGCGACCCGGGCAAGAAGGCACTGGACGCCATGAAGCAGCGCGAGAAGGCCGCACGGGCTGAGTCGCGTGAGCTGAAGAAGCGCCTCGCCGACCTGGAAGCCGCAGCGGCGGCGAAGGACAAGACCCCCGACGAGCAGGCCATCGACGCCGCCCGGCGCGAGGCCGCGGCGGAGACGCTGGCGAAGGCGAACGCCCGGATCCTGCGCAGCGAGGTGAAGGCCGCCGCCGCCGGGAAACTCGCCGACCCGTCCGACGCGCTGCGCCTGCTCGACCTGGACCAGTTCGAGGTTGGCGACGACGGGGAGGTCGACGCCGGCGACATCGCCGACGCGATCAGCGAGCTGATCAAGAACAAGCCGTACCTGGCCGCGCAAGGCGGCACCACCACGTTCGACTCGGCGCGCGGCAAGCGCACGCCGGCCGGACAGCTGACGCGCGACGACATCAAGAAGATGTCGCCCGCCGAAATCAACGCCGCACGCAAGGCCGGGAGGCTCGACAACCTCCTCGGCAAGAAACCCTAGGAGGGGCCAGAAATGGCTATCACCAACTTCATCCCGGAGATCTGGAACGCCCAGATGCTCCTGGACTTCCGCGAGCGGGCGATCGCCGCGAACCTGGTCAACCGCGAGTACGAGGGCGACGCGACTCGCGGCAACACGGTCCACATCACCTCGGCGGTGAACGTCGCGGTCAAGGACTACAAGGCTGGCGCTGGCGGCAACCCGCGCACCACCGTGGCCGACCCGGTGTCGGACGCCGGCCAGGACCTCCTGATCGACCAGGAGAAGAACTTCGATTTCTACATCGACGACATCGACCGGGCGCAGGCGGCCGGCTCGATGGAGGCGTACACGGAGTCCGCGGCCGAGGGCCTGGCCGAGGACGCCGACAAGTTCATCCTCGCGCTCGCGGTGACCGGCGCGGACCCGGGGAACATCATTGCGCCGGCCGCATTGACGACCGGCGACCAGGCGTTCAACATCTTCCGCGAGCTGAACAAGCGGCTCAACAAGGCGAAGGCACCGAAGGGCAACCGCGTCGCCGTCGTCAACGCCGAGTTCGAGGCCCTCCTGCTCGGCGCGGACAGCAAGCTCACCAGCGTGGACGTGTCCGGCACGCCGGCCGGTCTGCGTGACGCGGTGCTGGGGCGCCTGCTCAACTTCCTGGTCGTCTCCAGCGAGAACCTGCCGAACGTGGCCCAGCCGCAGATCGCAGCCTGGTACCGGCCCTCGATCGCCTACGTCTCCCAGATCGAGGAGACCGAGGCGCTCCGGGGCCAGGACAAGTTCGCCGACCGCCTGCGTGGCCTGCACGTCTACGGCGGGAAGGTCATCCGCCCCACCGGCGTCGCGACCTTCACGGCGACGCCGTAATGCCCCGGGTGAAGGGGCCGAACGGCCTCGTCGTCGACCTTGACCCCGTAGTGGCATCCGGGCTCGTGGGGGGCGGCTCCGGCGAGTACTCGTACGTCGAGGACGGCCCAGAGGCCGAGCAGGAGCCGCAATCGGAGCCGGACGTCGAGCAGGAGGGCGCGACCGTCCAGGAGCCCGAATCTGACCCGGAGCCCGCGCCGGAGCAGAAGACGGCACAGCCCAAGCCCGCGGACGTGCGGCGGTGGGCGAAGGAGAACGACGTCGAATGCCCGGCGCGGGGAAGCATCCCTGAATCCGTCGTGGACGCGTACAAGGCCGCGACCGAAACGGAGTAGCCGTGTCCCTGGTGCATTTCCTGGGCCCGGACGGCGAACTGGTGCCGGTGAGCGCGGCCGACCCTCTGCCCATTGGGGCAGCGGCGCCCGCGCTCGCCGCGCTGGCCCAGCCGCCCGAGGCCGAACCGACCAACGAAGGGGCTGAGGAGTTATGACCCTGCTGCATTTCCTCGGTCCCGGCGGGGAGCTGGTGCCGGTCAGCGCGGCCGACCCAATGCCGGCCACCGACGCCGGCGCGGTGCAGGCCGCTGACGTCAACGCCACCGCGCCGGTGACGTGGGATGCCGGCACCTCCACCATCGGCATCCTCACCGACCAGGCCAACGGTGTCCCACTTCTCGACGCCAACGGCCTGGTCAAGCTCGCGCAGATGCCGATCGCGGGCCTCAATTACCACGGCAACTGGGACGCCTCGACGAACACGCCGACCCTGGCCAACGGCACCGGCACCGCCGGCGATTTCTACCGCGTCTCCGTCGCCGGCACGCAGGACCTCGGCGCCGGCCCGATCGTGTTCGAGGTCGGCGATCACGTCATCTACGAGGGCGCCGTCTGGCAGCAGTTCGACCCACCGCAGACCGTGGCGTGGGGCGACCTGACCGGCACCCTCGCCGACCAGACCGACCTTCAGACTGCACTGGACGCGAAGCTGACCACCCCGACGCCGCTGATCACGAAGGTGGTCATCGGCACCACCCTGTCGACCACTGTGATCGGGATGGTCGGCTACGACCAGGACGTCCTCGGCGACACCCTCGTCATGCGGCGGCTGTCTGGCGCCGTAGCGGCCGCGGACGCCGTCCAGACTGACGAGACGGTGACGCTCGCCCAGCTGAACGCGGCGATCGCCGGCATCGGGACGCAGAGCGACCTGGGTGCGCCGCAGAGCCACAACACCACTGACGTGTTCCTCACCCAGAGCAGCCCGACGGTGCAGCTCATCGACAACTCGGCGGGCGACACCCTCGTCAACCTGCCCGCAGCCGCCGACACCACCCCCGGCAAACGCTTCATCATCAAGCGCACCTCGGCCGGCGCGCACGGCTTCGACATCCAGTCCGGCGACACGAACGGCGGCTTGATCGACGGTGTCGAGTCCATCGGCATCGCCGCCCAGTACAGCTTCCGGGAGGTCGTCTTCGACGGCACCAACTGGCAGATCATCGGCACAGGCGGTAGTTAGCCGTGGCGCTCCCGAACTTGGCGACGGACGCCGATCTGACCGCCCGTGGCATCGACACGTCCGACGCGACGCTGATCGCGGCGTTGCTGGCCTCGGCGAGCGCGGCGGTGCGAGACGCGGCTGGTGTGCCGATCACGTTGACCACCGCCACCGTCACCCTGAACACGGTGCCGGGGCGGCGGCTGCGGCTCCCGGCCGTTCCGGTGCGGTCGGTCGCGGCGGTGCTGCTCGACGGTGTTGCGATCACCGACTGGAAGCTGCGCGGCAACTCGCTGTGGCGTGCCTGCCGGTGGCAGAAGCCGTGCGACATCCCGGCTGAGGTGACGGTGACGTTCACCGCCGGCCTGGACGAGGTGCCGGCGGACATCGTCGACATGGTGTGCAACCTCGTCGGCGCCGGGGTCGCGCACGCCGCCGACGGCTACGAGGCCAACACCGGCAAGGAGTCCGAGGCGATCGACGACTACCGGGTGGCCTACGCGCAGGGCCCGGACGCGCCGGTGTCGCCGATGGAACTCCCGGAGGGGACGAAGGAGTCGCTGGCCGCCCGGTTCGGCGGTGGGGCGGCGGTTGTGGTGACCCGGTCATGAGCGCCGGCAGCGTGCTGCAGCGCGGCCGCCGCGCAGCCGAACGACTGATGGTCGACACCTGCCTCATCCGGCGGGTCACGGGCACCTCCACCGACCCGGACACGGGGCAGATCACACCCACGTTCTCGACGGTGTACTCGGGCAAGTGCCGGGTGCAGCAGGCGACGGCGAATCCGGGTGACACGACCACCGGCGACGCGGAGCTGCTGATGGTGCCCCGCGTCCTGTGGCTGCCGGTGGCGTCGTCGCCGGATGTGCGGGCGGGGGATCGGGTGGAGATGACGGCCAGCGTCTACGACCCGGACCTGACCGGGCGGCGGTTCGTGGTGCGCGGGGAGTTCGCGAAGAGCCACGCCACCGCCAGACGGCTCGGCATTGAGGAGGTGACCTCTTGATGATCGACATCCGCGCCGAGGGCGTCGACCGCCTGGTCGCCGACCTCGCCGAGGTGCCCGAGGAAGCCCACCGCAACATTCGCAAGGCGGTGCAGTTCACGGCGCACGGCACCAAGCGGACGGCGCAGGAGTTCGCGTCGGGCATCGCGCACGCGCCGGACTACCCGCGGGCGATCACCTACGACACCACCGACCACGGTGTGGGCGTCGGGGTGTCGGCGGAGATCGGCCCGGACAAGGACCGCCGGCAGGGCCCGCTGGGCAACGTCCTGGAGTACGGCACGGTCAACAACCCGCCGTACGCCCACCTGGGCCCGGCACTCGACCGGTGGACGCCGGACTTCGAACGCGGGCTGGAGAAGGCCGCCGCGGACGCCCTGGACGGGCGGCGGTGAGCATCCAGGCGCATGCCGACGCGATCCTGGCCCGGCTGCGTGCCACCGCCAACCTGACCGTGTACCCGGAGCCGGACAGCCCGGCGCAGGTGCCTGCCGGCGCCGAACCGCCGTACGTGTCGGTGCACATCACCACCCGCTACGACCTCGGCCCGTCGCTGGCGATGGAGTCCGGCCGGGCCGTCACCACGGTCACGTGCCACTGCGTCGGCGGTAACGCCATCGCGGCGCGGGCGGTCGCGCAGCTGGTGTCCGGGGCGCTGCTCGACTTCGTGCCCACCATCGCCGGCCGTACCTGCTGGCCGATCCGGCAGGACCCCGTCGACAACCCGCCGCGTCCGGACGAGTCCACCGGGCAGCTCGTGATGGACCTGGTGGCCCAGTACCGGCTCGAAACTCTGCCCGGCTGAGGAGGAAGACATGGATTGGGCGCGAGTCAAGGACTCCACCGGACATGAGGTGACCATGCGGCGCGACCGCGCCGAGGGCCTCGGTCTGGAAACCGTCGACAAGCCCGCGACGGACCAGCTTGGCCGGCCGCTGCCGGCGAAGGTCAGCACAGACAAGGCGGCACGGCCGCCGAGGAGCAGGGAGACCACCCGATGACCATGCCCGTGTCGGTGCCGTCCGACGGCACCCTCCGCGTCGACTACGTGCCGGCGATCGCCAACACTGCCGCGCCCACGGTCACCGAGCTGACCGCGGCCGGCGCGCAGGCGCTGTCCTGCTACATCACCATCGACGGCTGGCAGCCGACCGGCGACCAGGCCACCGTCACCGACCAGCGTCTCTGCGCGACGCAGGACTTCGAGCAGCCCGGCCGCAAGACCAAGAGCCTCACGCTCGTCTACGTGCACAACCCGACCGTGCCCACGAGCAACGAGGCGTACACGACCCTCGCCGAGGGCGTCACCGGCTACCTGGTGGCCCGCTACGGTGTGCCGCGCACCCAGGCGTGGGCCGCGGCCGACATCGTGGACGTGTGGCCGATCACCGCCGGTGAGCCGATGAAGAACTTCAACGGCGCCAACTCGGTGCACACGGTCACCCAGCGGATGTTCGTCACCGGCCCGGTCGCTCTGGACTCGGTGGTGGTAGGCCCGTGACCGACCCGGATGCGATCCTCGCCGGCGCGCACCTCCCCGAGGACCGTGTGCCTGTGTGTACCCGCGGGGACCTGGTCGCCGAGTGGAAGCGCCTCGGTAAGGAGCTGACCGAGGCGAAGGTGAAGGCCGCGGCTGACCCGCGTCTCGGTGGCAGCGGCACCACCGAGCTGGTGCAGCGGATGGAGAAGCTGCGCGCCGAGGTGGAGGCGGCCACGGTCGAGTTCCGGCTGCGGGCGCTGCCCCGCAAGCGGTGGAACGAGCTGGCCGACGCGCACCCGCCCCGCAAGGACGGCGCGACGGTGCACCCGGACGACGTGGGTATGGGCGTCAACCGGTTGACGTTCCTGCCGGCGCTGGTGCGCGCGTCGACGATCTCGCCGAAGCTGCGCGACGAGACGTGGGATCGGCTGCTCGACCCGGACGGGGAGTTGCTGTCCGAGCAGCAGTGGCGGCGGCTGTGGCGGGCCTGCTGGAACCTCAACGTTGCGGAGATCGACGTCCCTTTCTCCGTCGCCGGATTGCTGACGACCCCGCCTTCCGGCAGCGACTCCGGCTCGCCCGAACCCTCGGCGTAGCCCCCCGACGGTTGGAGGGGTGGGAGCCGTCCACCGTCTACGAGCACGACCAGGACGGCCGGATGGTCAGGTCGACGCCGGAGCCGGAGTGGAACGACCAGCAGGTGGCGCTGCTGGTGGCGTTGGAGGAGTACGAGCAGGGCCTGTGCAAGCGGTGCGGGCAGCCGCTGGAGGAAACCACCGACCCGGCGCACGACTTCAACAACCCGGCCGGCACGGCCGTGTACCTGCCGCTGCCGGGGACGCCGATGCAGTGCCACTGCTGCGCCGCCCTGCAGCGGTCGGAGCGGGACACGGAGGCGATGAACCCGCAGTGGCCGGGTGCGATTCTGCACGCCGTCCAGCTCGTCCCGAGGGGGTGACCGGTGACCCGCACCACGAAGGTCGGTCTGGACGTCGACGAGCGGCCGTTCGTCCGCGGTATGGGCCGGGCGGCGGCCGCCGCGGAGAAGCTCGACGACGCCCTCGACGACGTCACCGACTCGGCGAAGGACGCCGCGGCGGCGACGGCCCGGGCGAAGGACTCCACGGACGACCTGGGCGACTCGGCGACCGACGCCGGCCGGGACCTCGACAGGCTGCGCGCGGACGCGCAGCGACTCGACCGGCAGATCGACGAGACGACGGCCGGCGTCCGTGACCTGGCCCGGGCCATCGCCGCGACATCGGATGAGGCTGAGCGGGCGCGGCTGGCGGAGAAGCTGAGCGTCGAGCAGGGGAAGCTGCGCTCTCGGGTCACCCTGCGGAAGCTGATCGACGTCGACTCGGCGTCGGACATGGGCGCCGAGCTGGCCGGGAGGGTCAGCGTGTCCTTCGGGGCGCGGCTTGGCCCGCTGCTGGCCCGGGCGCCGATCGCCGGGCTGAACCCGGCGGTGGCGGCCATCGGCGCGCCCATCGCCGCGGGGCTGACCGTCCTCATCGGGGGTGCCGTTGCCGGCGCGGTGGTCGGCGCGGCCGGCGCTGGGGGTGTCGTCGGCGGTCTCGCCATCGCGGCCCGCAACCCGGCGGTGCAGGCGTCCGCGGCGGAGACCGGGGACCTGTTCGGGCGGGCCATGCAGCGCGCCGGGGTCAGTTTCGTGCCGGTCACCCTCGACGCGCTTGGGCTGGTGCGGTCGGAGATCGGTGAGATCGACGACGACTTGGAGCGGGCGTTCAGCGCGGCGTCGCGTTTCGTGCGTCCGCTGACCGAGGACCTGCTGGCCGGGGCTAAGGACGGGGTGGACGGGTTCGCGACCGCGGTGGAGCGGGCTGGCCCGGTCGTCGAGGCGCTGGGCGACATCGCGCAGGATGCCGGGGACCTCGCCGGCGACACTTTCGAGATCCTCTCGGACCGCGCGTACGAGGGGTCGCGGGCTCTGTCCACCCTGTGGGGCATCTTCGAGATTGGTGCGCGCAGCGTCGTCGGCACCGTCGCAGCCCTCACCGAGGCGTACGGGTGGATGGAGAAGATCGGCGCGCTGGCGGTCGGCGACCGGGAGAAGTTCCTCCAGCTGATCGTCGAGGAGCACAACGCGAAGATCACCTCCGGTGGCCTGTCGCAGAGCTTGCAGGACCTGATCAACTCCCTCGGGCAGACCGGCGGCGCGGCGTCCGACGCCACCTACGACGTTGAGTCCCTTGAGGACGCGCTGGGGCGCCTCACCGGTGAGGCGATCTCCGTTGAGCGGTCGCAGATCGCACTGGAGGAGGCCATCGACCGGGCCGCTGAGGCGGCGAAGCGCAACGGCGACGGCATCGACCGGAACATTCCCAAGCAGCGGGCCAACCGTGAGGCTCTGATCGGGATCGCTGAGGCGGCGAAGCGCGCCTCGGAGGACATCTACGCGACCACCAAGTCACACGACATGGCCGCAGAGGCGACCGAGTACGCGCGGAAGAACTTCCTCCGCACCGCCGAGGCAATGGATGTGGAGCGGGGCGAGGCGGAGCGGCTCGCCGACCAGCTGTTCGGCATTCCTAGGGAAGTGGATACCCGCGCCGACTTCCAACCCGACAACAAGGGCGTGTCCGACTGGAAGAAGACCCTCTCGGGCATCCCCAGGGAGATCTTCACCTCCGCTCGGCTGCGGGCGATCGTCGACCTGGAGGTGCGGCGCGAGCAGGCCACCCAGGCGACCGGCCGCCGGTGGGGTGGCATCACCGAGCACGCCCGGGACGGTCTGCTCCGGGAGGCCGGCATCTACTCGCCGGTCAGCCCGGCGCGGTACGCGTTCGCCGAGCCGGCCACAGGCGGTGAGGCGTTCATCCCTCGGTTCGGTGACCGGGACCGGTCGCTGGACATTCTGTCGCGGGCGGCGATGTGGTACGGGCAGCAGGTAGTGCCCGCAGGCGGCGCCGCGGCGCGGGTCGACGGGCCGTACGGCGGCGGTGCCGAAGCGTCAACCGGTTCTGGCAGCTGGTCGGTGGCGATGGCCACGGCTCGGGCGATCCGGGCGGCGCTGGTCGGCCTCACCGTGCAGCTGGACGGGCGCACCGTCGGCTACATCCAGGGTCGGCAGGCCGACCTCTACGAGCGGGGGGTGTGAGTGAACTGCGAGCTGCAGTTCGTCGACCAGGTTTCGGCGTCGCCGACGGTCCGGCTGGACCTGATGGTCGCGCCGTGGAGTGTCCAGGATTCCACCGAGTTCGGGTTGCCGGAGCTGCGCCGGGCGGTGGTGTCCACACTGCTGTCCGACGGGGAGCGGTACCCGGCCGCCGCCTACGGCAATCGGATCATCATGCTGGTCGCCCGCATCGCTGACGTGGACGACGACGCGATGGCGGACGCGTTGCAGGACCTCTACCGGGAGTTGGACCGGCCGACGAACATTCTCCGCTATCGCCCGGGCACGACCGAGCCGGTGTTCTTCCAGACGTTCCGGTGCGGGCCTGACTCGGTGACGTGGAACCCGTTCCTGAAGGAGGTCACCGCAGCTATTCCGGCCGAGCCGTTCGCGGTGGGCCTGAAGGAGACCCTGCCGACGGTGACGGTGAACAACGATCCCGCCGCGGCGTCGAACGGCCTGTACTTCGACATCGCCGCGCCGAAGGGCGACGTGGAGACTCCGTTGTTCGTGCAGGTTCCGCTGGCCAGCGTCGCCATCAGCGGCCGACGGCAGTCCGCCATCGGGGTGCGCCGCCGCGGTACTCCGTCGGGGATGCCGGGCACCCTGCAAGCGGAGGCGATGACCGCCCAAACCGATACGTCGGTGCAGGCGAATGACCCGGTGATGTCAGGCAGTGGCAGCAACTACATGCGGTGCACGTTCGCCAGCAACGCGTCGCTGGTGTCTCGGCTGGCGGTCAGTTCGTTCCCCGCCAGCGCCAGCGTGGACGTGAGGGGCACCTACCGGGTGTTCGTCCGGGTGCGCAAGACGGTGTCCGCCGACGTGATCACGATGCGCCTGTCGGCGAGTCTTGACGGGGTGAATGTCAACGGCGACACCGTGACTCTGCCGTCGGGCACCAACATCCGCTGGGTCGACGTGGGGCTCCTGCAAATGCCGCTTGGCTTCGACCCGCAGACCGACGGGTACTCGGGTATCCCGCTCGCGGTGCGCGGGATGTCCCTGTTCGTCTCAGCGGGCCGGTCGTCGGGCAGCGGCAGCCTCGACATGGACGTGATCGCGTACGTTCCCGCCGACGATCGGTTCTGCCTGGTCAAGTGGTCGGAGTTCGCCGGCCCGACCGCGTTTGTGCTCGACGCGGCGGCGACCGAGGTCTACGCCACCGGCGCGTCCGGTGAGGTGCGGGCCACGCAGATCAGCGAGGTCGAAGGGCTCGCGCCGATGCTCACACCCGGTCGGGCGAGCCGGGTGATGTGGCTGCTCGACGTCGGCACCACCTCCCAGGGCGGCGACGACAAGACCCGCACCATCGAGGTCACCCCCTACTACTGGCCGCGGTATCTGTCGGTGCGGCCGGTGTCATCGTGAGCCTGCCGATCCCGCTGAGCATTCGACTGCGCACCGCCCGCGGGGAACGAAACGTCACCCGCGAGGTGCGTGACCTGACGATGAGGTGGACGGACCCGGGCGGCTACCAGTCGGCGCAGATTGCTCTGAACCGGCCGTTGACCCTGCAGCCGGATGAGATCGCCTACTACGGGGACCTGACCATCCACGACGGCCGCAACGGCCAGGTGGTGTGGGATGGCCGGCTGGAGGATCCGGGTCGGTCGGCGGGCGGTCAGGGGCAGGTGTGGGACATCGCCGCCGTCGGCGGCCAGTCACACACCCGGGACCGCATCGTCCCGCTGATCTACGTCGACCAGCCGCTGTCGCAGCTGGAGCGCGTGGACAACGTGGTTCCCGCCGGCACCACCGCGGTGGGCACCGACCCAGGTATCGCAGGGAGCCAGGTCCAGGCGCTGGTGCTCCAGTTCCCGCAGGGCCTGACCATCGCGACGTCCGCCCGCATCGTGATGCGGTACGTGGGTCTCCAGCGGTCCGGGCAGAAGCTGGCCAGGATCGATCACACCTGGGACGCAGGTCGCACCGACACGGCGTTCCAAGTGCAGGCCGTGACCCGGACGGACGGGTTGCTGTCCGGCGGCGAGAACGCCCGCTCGGACACCTGGAACACCGCAGGCGGGGGGTCGTCGCCGCGGCTGATCGTCACCAACTTTCCCAGCGGACGCACCACCGTCGAGTGGCGGGTGTTCTACTCGGGTGTCGGCGGCACGGTGTCCGACGGTAACCACTGGGCGTCGATCTCCAACATGATCGTGCAGGCGACCCGCTACAACGCTGCTGGCACCGAGCAGCTGACGGCGGCGAGTTATCCCAACAACTACGTGCTGGCGCACGAGATCGTCGCTGATCTGCTGGGCCGGCTGCTCACCGAGTTCGACGGCGCCGGCGCGCGGATCGACTCGACTACCCACCAGATCGACCAGCTGATCTACCCCGACGGGGTGGACGCTGCGCGGGTGCTCGACGACCTGATGACGCTGGAGGGTGGCTTCACGTGGCGGGCCTGGGAGCGGGGCAGCAACGGCCTGTTCCGGTTCGAGTGGGTGCCGACGCCGAGCACGGTCCGCTACGTGGCGGACGTGACCGACGGCTACGACTCCCAGGGGTCCGCCGACGGCCTGTACAACCGGGTGACCGTGCGGTGGAGGGACACCCTCGGGCAGCCGTTGACCGCGACCGTGTCGGCGACGGTGCCGCTGCTCGACGACGCCGGCCTGATCAGGCAGGGCCGCATCGACCTCGGGTCGGATGCGGGGTCGGCGACGGCCGCGATCCGGGCCGGCCAGCAGTGGCTGGCCGCCCGGAGGTACCCGCCGAACGCCGGCAGGCTGCGCATCGCCCGCCCGATCCTCGACCTGCAGACGGGCCGGATGGTCATGCCGTGGGAGATCGGCCCCGGGCTGATCCGGGTGCGGGGCATCCTGCCCCGCCCGGACGCCCTCAACGCCACGGCACGCGACGGGGTGACCATTTTCCGGGTCATCGGCGGCGAGTACCGGGCATCCGACGGGGCCGCGACGTTGGACCTGGATTCGTACGCCCCGTCGGTGCCCCGGCAGATCGCCGACATTCGGCGGGCTACCAGCGGCATCCGCAGGTGATGGGGGGATCGCATGTCAGAGCCGGAGCCGATGTACACGCTGGCGGAGGCCGAGCAGTTGATCCGGGACCGGCAGTGCGCGACGGCTGCTCACCGCCTGGTGCCGGTGGACGGGTCGGCGTCTCGGGTCTACTGCTCGGCCTGTACCCGCACCTTCGACCTTGTCCGTGTGGAGGTGACACCTTGACGCGCGCACCGAGCAATCTGTTGGCTGTCCGCCGGCTGCTGCTCGCCCACCTCAACGTCGACGAATCCCGCGTCCGGTCGCAGGATTTGGAGCCGGCCGAGGTTGGCATCGTCGGCGACCGGGCCCACCGGGGCGGCTACCACTGCGGCTCGGACCGGGTGGTGCCCAACGACTACTCGGTGGTCGAGTCGCCCCGCGACCGGGCCGGGCTCACTACTGACGCCTCAGCGCTCGACGTCGGACTCTTCGAGGTCCGCTCGGGCGGGCGCACCCACAACCTGTACAGCTTCTCCACCTGGTGCGTGGGGCAGTGCGTCGCCAGCGCCCCGGACACCCGGGACATCCGCGAGATCATCTACTCGCCCGACGGCAAGGTCGTCCGCCGGTGGGACCGCCTCGGGCGCCGGTCGTCTGGTGACAGCTCGCACCTGTGGCACACCCACTTCAGTTGGTTCCGCGACTCGATCAAAGCGGGCCGCGACCAGACGCCGCTGTTCCGCCGATACCTGACCACCATCGGACTCATCGAGGGGGACGACATGACACCGGAACAGGACCTGCGACTCAAGCGCGTCGAGGCCGCGCTACTGGGCACCGGGCGGGACGGTTTCGGGTTTGCCATCAAGGACGTGGACGGCCGGCCCGGGCCGGTGGAGCCGTTGGCGCAGCGGCTCGCCGATCTGTCGTATGCCCTGGTGTCCGGGCCCGCCGGCTCGGGTGCCTACATCGCGCAGGTGCTTCCCCGCGTAGAGGCCCGGCTGGCTGAGCTGGCGGGGAAGGGCGGCACCGATGTCCCGGCGATCGTTGCCGGGGTGCTAGCGGAACTGACTCCGGAGAAGATCGCTGAGGCGATCCCGCCGACGATGGCGAGGCAGCTCGCCGACGAACTCGCCCGCCGCCTGGCCGCTCCCGATGCATCGTGACCGCCCCCGACCCGCTGGGACCTGTCGTCATCACTGCCCGAGACATCTACGACGCGCTGATCAAGCTAACCGACACGGTTAACAAGCTGGTAGGCCAAGGCAGCGGGCACGACGACGACATCCGGGACCACGAGGACCGAATCCGGGCGCTGGAGCGTGGGCGGTGGCCGCTGCCGTCCCTGGCCGCACTGGTCTCCATTGCGGCGCTGGTCGTCGCGGTCGTTGGCATCACGTCTCGCTGATCCCGGGGCACTCCTGCTCGTGCTCCGGGTCGACCTCGACGCGCCCGCACTGCGGGCAGCTCCACACCCGGCCCATCCACACCCGGCATCGCGGGCACTCCCCATGCCGGGGACGCATCGGCGGATGCCCCACGCACGGGTCGGGCGCCCACTCCTGCCACACCCGCTGACCCTTGCGGGTCACCCACCTGCCACCCACCACACCCGCACCGTACCCAGGAGGCCCTGTGCAGCCCACCGTCGGACGCATCGTCCACTACGTCGCGCGTGGCAGCGCGGACGGCAAGTTCCCGAAGAAGTGCCGGGCCGCCATCGTCACCGAGGTCGACGACCCGAACGGCGCGAACGCGGACCTCAACCGCGTGGGACTGATGGTCGCGAACCCGACCGGCCTGTTCTTCCACCCGATCGCAGACGGCGGCGGGTGCCACCAGGGCCCACGGTGCCAGGACATCGACCACCCCACCGCAGGCGGCACCTGGCACTGGCCCGAGAGAGTCTGAGGAGGCTCAATGTTCACCACGAAGTTCTGGAAGGCCGCCAGCGAGCGCGCGGTCAAGACCGCCGCGCAGGCGCTGCTGGTCTACTTCGGTGGCGACGCCGTGTTCAACGCGTGGCACGCGGACTGGCCGGCCGCCGGCGGCATCGCCTCCGGCGCGGTCGTCCTGTCGGTGCTCACGTCGCTGGTGAGCGCGAACCTGGCCGGTGAGCCGGACTCGCCGAGCTGGGTTGCCGGCGACCGGTAGCCGTAGCTCTGCGCGAAGCGCCCCCGTCCAGCCTTCGGGCCGGGCGGGGGCGTTTCGTCGTGTCCGGGGCGAGCGTCTCAGGTCAGTCCTCAATGAAGAGGCTGCGCGCCGTCAAGTGGTCGGCAGCCTCCGACAGGTCCGGCCCGAGCATCTGCTCGTGATGCGGCCGGCCAAGCTGCCTTTCCAGCTCCGCCGCCTGATCGTCGGACACGGACCATGCCTTCGCGACCGTCGACCCGTCACGCAGGTGGTGCACCAGCACTACGTCGATCATCGGCGGTACCTCCCGGGACCTCTCGCCCACGCGGCTGGGGCCTCTACTTCGTGCGCTGCCAGGTGCCGCAGCCAGACGACTCGAAGTCCTGCCCCTTCTTCAGGACGACCGTCGGCCGGCCACCCCCCGGGATGTCGTTGGCGATGACGTTCTCACCATTCGTGCCGCTCTTCGTGATGGCCCAGTAGCAGTCGTCGGTGACCGGCGCCGTCACCCGGTACGTGCCCGGCGGGACGTCAAGGCCCACCGTCCACGTGCCCTCCTCGATGGTGGGCGGCGGCGGTGGAGG